ATCTCCACAGGGTACGATAGTTTCGGGCCTGATTCGTTATGTAAAGTTATTTATACATTGTATCACCTTATACCTGTACGGTCAACACCCTTGTGACAGTTATACAAGTGGCACACTAGTTGAGGTATATCTTCAACGCATCAACATCAAAGTTGCCAGCAGGTGCTTTAACAGTAACATCACCAGTAGTTGCTTCTATCTCAACCTTAGTTGTTGCTTCTATCTTAGTTTCTAAAGTTGAAGAAGTCTGAATCTTACCTAATGTACTAAGATTAATATCTCCTGTTGTAAGTCCAGATGCTAAATCAAATGTACCTTTAGCAAATACAAAGAACTTACCACCATTCTTTAAACCATTGACTCCAATAGTCAAAGCAGCAGATCTATTCTTAATAAGTGGTTCTCCAATTGGAATACCGCCCATCACCTGTAGATCCATATAACCATCAACCTTCATAGAATAATCACCAAGAACCCTATGATTAATATGTCCACGACTAACTATATTCTTAGATGCACGAGGATCAAAACTTACAGTTGTATCTTCTTTAACCTCACTTACTTTTTGTGAAACAACTTCATCAGAAGAATCTACTATAGATTTCTTCATCCCAATAACTTCAACCCACTCAGGAGCATCCACAAAAAGTTTAGTACCTGCTTTAAGAGTAATAGTATCAGCATCAAGTGTTATATGCTCTGCTTTAATAGTCTTTTCTGCTCCTACAACCTCTTCTGTACTATCACCATAAGCAACAGTACTGATAGCAGTTGCAGTCTCAGTATTAGTAGATGAACCTTCTCCTTCTCCTGGATCTACTTTACTTGCAATAACTTCTTGAACAATTGGTCCACTCTTAACTAACTGACCCTTTGCTGTATTAACTAAAAGTCTTCCACCACATGCATTACCCTTACCACCCTTACCAGTAAGTACAGCAACATCACCATTCTTCTGAATATGAATACCATGTCCTTCTAACTTATCCTGAAGAGATGCACCCCATTTATCAGTATATAATATAATCCGTTCACCATTAACAAGAACAGTATATTCTGTATCTACATTATCTGTTGCTTTGCTATTATCATCTTCATTAATATTCTTCTCATCATCAACGTCTATTTTTTCCTTGTTATTGAGATCTTGTACCTTTGTATTATTTTCATTCGTAACAGTAGAAATAGGTTGCCCCGTTGCAACACTATATGTCACACCCATTACTTCATATGTGTCTGCCATAATCTACCTCCTACGGACAATCAATATAAGAACCAGTTCCAACCTTAGCAGAACCGACCTTAACACGAGCCTGAGGTGATAGACAAGAGAATGAAGGGATAAACTTCGCTCCATATCCTCCACCACCAAGAATCTTTATTTCTGGATATGAATCATAAGTAATAGTTCTATTCTTAATTCTAACACTAACTATTTGACCATTAGTATTAATAATTGCTTCAGCAACATTACTATCACCATCAACAAATACTGTTGGTGTTGATGTATATTTTTGTCCAGGTCTAATCATAGTAAATGAATCAATAACACACTCAACCTTCTCAGTTGTAGGAAGATTAATCTTATAACCAAATCCAGGATCTACAATACGAATCTCTGACGCAAATCCATTGCTGTCCAATAATACTTCACCTGATGCTCCATAACCTTCACCCGTAATGAATACCTTTGGTGGTTCTGTATAAGCAGTACCTGGAATTAATATAGGTATCTGAATTATACCACCACCCTTATCTGTAACAGGATTTCCTGTTGATGGTAAATCTGGTGGGAAGTCTTGTGTATCATTAGAAGATTGATCTTCTATTTTATTAATATCTTCTTCACTTAAATCAGCAATATCAGAAGTAACTAATACACTGACTGATGCTCCTGTTCCACTTACTGCAAATATCAATGTCTCTGCATCTTCAGTAACATTATCTTCATTGATACCAACAATAACTTTAGCTTGTGATTCTTCAATAATAAATTGTCCTAATAAATTATTACCAACAATATCACTTGGAGAAATATTTGTTCCAAACAATTGATACTCTAATGGTGTACCCTCTGGAACATTTGTAGTAGTAATAGTATAAGTAACAAACTCTCCTTCTTTAACAGTTAATTTATCAGCAGTAACATCATAAGTTGGAGTGGTTACTTCATCAGCAGTTCCAGTACCATTTTGGGTATTTCCAGTAAAAGGATCTGCTTCTGGATTATAGTTAAATGGTGGATTTTGTGGAATAGTAATGCCATCAGTAGGAGTAACTGGTGTAACACCAGTTGAAATACTACTCTCTTTAATAACACACCTAGCAATATTCTTTGTAAAAGTTGATTTAGGAATATCACCATCACTTATAGTAGCATCTGGTGTATCAGTTTTAATTGTTACAAAGAAATCTTCATAACCATCTGGAATAGTGTCAGCAAAAGTTTTAATAGAAATTGTTTTTTCTGTCTGACCTTCATGGAAACCTACAATACCATCAGATTGCTGATAGTCATCACCTTCAACAGCACTACCATCCCTTGTTTTATATGTAACACTAGAAGATATATCAGTTAAACCAGATCTGGTAATTGTAAATACTGCATCATCTCCTTCCTTTACTTGTATATCACCAATATCATAAATTATCTTTCTATCAGGATTCTTTTGATGACCTCCAACAAAATCAATACTAGTTGTTTTTAACTTAACACCTTCTTGTGCATCATCACATGTATACTGATTCCAATCCTCACCATCCCAATTCTCAAGATCTTCTAGTAAATCATCAAGAAAATCCTTCTTCTTACCAGTACTACAATCTGTACATTTTACTGTAGTCTTTGCACATTTCTTTTTAGGTCCACTACACTGTATGCCAAGAAGATTTAATACGTAATTAATAGCATCACCAATCATATTAAGTGGAGATGCAATAGCACCAAGAATTGCTTGTAATGGTCCTAGTATATCTTCAAGTAAATCATTCATTAAAGACTGAATCTTATTGAGTAATCCACTAATAAACTTATCTAATTGACATGCAGTTGCTTTGTAGATATTAAAAAGATAACCAAATATAATATCCTCTAACCACTTAGCAAGACGATCACCAAGATCTGCCATCTTACATCCAACTTTATCTAATTGTTTATTAAATTGTTTAGTTAACTTAGTAAGAGAATTACCTTCTTTACTAGGACGTAATATAGCATTAGTTATTGCCTTTGATGCTTCCTTAATTTTCTTAACTACAAATCCTTTCACCTTAGCAATAAAACTTTTAACAAGATAAATTGCCTTATCAACATAATCTCTACCTATATCAACTGCATCAAATAAACCACCAGAAACTTCACCTACCAAATATGTACCTAACTTACCATTATTTCTCTGAGTCTCATACAACATTTCCGAGAATAATCTATTAAAATTGCCCTTCAGATCACTTTCTTTACCACACTTGTCTGCTTTCTCTACACAGAAATTAATTCCAGCAGCATTATTTTTTGAATTAGGTTTGTATTTTTGTCCTACTATGACAGTAAGTGGAGATGAAATAACTTCACCATCATTCGTTGTTACTTCTGTTCCAGTAGTGACAACATGACCTGCATCATTTGGTGTAATTACAACCTCTTTTTTATCAGTTAAGTTCTGATCAGCAGCCATCTTTTCAGGATCAGAATAAGTTGTAAGTGAATTACAACCCTCCTCTGCTGTTTCCTTATCAATTAACTTTGTTTTACTTGCATTTGCAACTCTACCTACACTACCTATAATGACTGGTTGTTGCTTATCATTATCTAAAAAGAATCCGACAACCCAATGTCCAGACTTAAGATGAGAAGATACACCCCATGTACCATGAGGAGTACTGATAGGCATTACTGTAGTTGCCCAAGGCAAGTCATCATCATGAACTGCACTACAAGATTGTGGATGTAAACCTACAATACGTACTTTACATCTACCAGAGTTCTTTGGATCTTTCTTGTGATTTTGTTCAATCTGTCCGATCCACCAATTAAAACCATCGGATCCTATTTGGTGGATTGGGAATAAACTTGATAAGGCAGTATCAGTCATTAATCGTCATATACTAGGCATTCTGGTTCGTCTGGATGTTGATCACACCACAATTCTATTGTATTAGGGTCGTGATGATCTCCAGCTTTAATCTCTGCTGCATGGTGAGAAACATAATCTTCTAGATCATGCAATTCACTTTCAACATGCCTACGCATTTGAGGATTTGTCTGAGGATCTTGTAAGATCTCCTGATCTTTTTTAATGTGTTGTTCTATGCTTTCCATATTAGTTATTCCTCTACTTTACTTAGTTTATTTTTGATTCCTTGAGAATCTCGTATCAATTCTAGCACGGTATAAACCTTTGGGGTAGCTCCTGTTATGAATTGATGATTTAGATTCTTAATCAAATATGTTCCACTGTGTTCAGGATCCCAAGGGTCTTCTTTAGTCTGTTCGGACTTTTGATCTGGTATCCTTATTTCAATCTTATCACCTGCACATAATTCTAAATGTCCAGTTATTGATATAGTTAATTTTTGATTGAATAAGACACCTGATCTAGCAATACCTTGCGATAGATAATGCTTTTGGAAATCAGGGAAAGAATTCTTTCCACTACCTCCATGTTTGTCCTCATTAGAAGCAACATCAGGATCATTATAAAAGTTTTCATGATTAATCACAGTTGACATGACTCTTGATGGGTATTTAGATAGATTCCTCTGACCTACACCCACTCCTGTTTGACTTCCAAGATGAGCCATCTCATCCCAGTTATCACTAAGTTTATAAAGTCTCTCCTCATACTCACCAGTATTTATGTTGAAGTAGCAACATATGTTAGAATATGCACCTTGTCTCAATTTCTTAAACAGATCAATCTGAGACTCAAACACAACTTCTTGTATCCTCCATTCATTTTCTTGTCCTACTCTAGCAGTAGAATATCTAAACCATGTCTCTTCAGTATTATTCTTTGGTGGATCTCCGTCAAAACTATCACCACCATCAACCAAATGATCAATTGATTTAAAATTATATCCTCTGTAGTTTTGAAAAAATAAGTAACCAGCAGTACCAGTTGCTTTCTCTGATGTCTGTGGATTTTCATCACTCTCTGAATCATTATCTTCAACAGAAGAACCTAAATTTGTTTTAATCTTAATAGATGTTTTCTCTGATACAGTTTTTGGACACAAAGATCTAATAACACTAAATGGAGATTTCTTAGTTGGAAGTAATTTAATAGCAGTAGCAGCTGGTTCAGTGAATATTTCCAATTCATTAACTCTCAAATACTCATCAAGAATTTTTGAAACAACAGTAGATGTATTTCCTTCTAAAATTTTATTGACACGAATACCTTCATTCACTAAACCTTCTCTAGAAATTAACCCTAAAGTATAAATCTGTGATCCATTATTAGAAACCCTATTAAAAACAGAATGAACACGAAATTCATAGGTGTAAATATTACCATCTAAAGCATCAACTTCAGCAACAATCCTTTCAAAACCTTGAATAGGCATATCAGAAATAAGGTTCTGAGAATTATCAACTATGACCATAGTACCTCCATAAGATGGCCACATAATATCCTCATTATATTGGAATGATACTAACATTCCCTGTTGACCATCATGTAAAGTTACTTCAGCAGTACCAGTAGCATTCTTAGCTTTGTACATAACAACAGACTTAAATCTGAAACTGGTAGCATAAGTTTTATCTTGTATTTCAGTCATTTATCTATGCGTAAGGTTCAGTGTACATCCATTCCTTGAAAGGACTGGCAGAATTTGCTATTGCAGAATGTTGACTCTCATCTATATTCTCAGAAGAACCAGCATTTTGATTTATAACTATAGGTTCTACTTTTCCAGCATTTATTATCTGACTCACTTCATCATTAATAGACTCATTATTAATATGGGTAGCAAATGTATTATTAGTTTCAGGTGAATTGAAAGCAGTCATTGATGTTCCAGATGTCTGGAAGAAATTAGAAGACTGATCTGTAGGATAAGATGGTAGTCTTAACCATTTATCAGCAGTAATACCATAATCAGTCTCAAAAGTAGATGGATTTAACATACCAGCTTCTACCATATGAGCCTCTGTAGTTACTTTTCTTCCCTTAATAGCACCAAAATGTGCCTGAGAAGTTATTGGTTTCTTTTCCTTCTTACCCCAAGCAATCCTAGTACCACCACCAGAACCACCATATCCACCTTTATGTACCACACGTGAACTATGAGCTACTCTAGTACCTCCTCCTTCACCAAAGAAGAATTCCTTAAGTTTTCCTAATATACCTTTCTCTCTTCCTTCTTTACCACGACTACGAGATGTAAATTCCTTTCTTCCTGCTTCTTGTTTCTGTTGATTCGCAACATCTTCAGCAATTCCACTACCAACCTGATCTGGAACACCAAACATCTTAGCAAGTGGTTCACTTAGAAGTTTAATTCCACTAACAACACTGCCAATAAGAGGAACTGACTTTAATACATTACCCAATAATCCCATAGTAACCATACCAGCTGCTTTTGCTGGTAGTTCCATTGCTTTAGCAAGTTTATCACCACCAAACATAGAAGATGAAGACTTACCACCACCTCCTCTACGCATTGTTGGTTTTGTAGTAGAAGAATTGTCACCTGGTTTAATACCACCTGCACTCATTCCTCTCTCAGCTCTTGGTAAAAATGGCATACTAAATGGTGATTCCTTTCCTACAGCACTAGTTTGACCCTGAGTAAAATTATTATCAAGTGGAATAATTGCTTCATCACCATGAAGCATTGCAAGATAACCATCGTCAGGACCAGAAGCAACACCACCATCATTAAACTCACCTGCATAAGGTATCTCTTCTCCCCCTGAAGGAGTATCCCAAGGATCAGGAATCATTGGAGACTCACTTATAACACCTTCAGATTCTCGTGCATCAAGTTGCTGTTGCATTATTATATCTGACCGAGTTGCATCTGATTTCTGAATTCTTTTTGCGTCACTAACCTCTCTTTGATCTTTTTCATAATCTTTCTTTTCCCTAACTTCCCTATCATCCTCAGATTTTCTAACTATTTCATTCTGGTGTCGTAATGCATCAATAATACTATCTAACTTATCAGAAACAGTATCACTATGATCTTCTAACTGCTTATAGGTACTAGCGATACCATCCTTAGCAACAATTATTCCTTCAGAATTCTCACCCATCTTCTCATTGATGGATTTAATACTAGAACTCAATGATAATGCTACAGCAGCTATGAAACTACCAAGTTTCTCATCTTCTACCTTAACACCTTTATTCTTTGTTATAGGATTAGTAGTAGGTCTCTCACCTGCTGCTTTAGTTAATGCTTGTGTACTTGCTGCTGTACCTTTAAATTTTGTTTCCGATGGACTTGCAAATTGTTGATACTCTGGAAGATTTCTAAGATGAGCAGGAACACCCATTAATGGATCATTACCTACCTGTCCTCTTGCAAGATAAGAAGGATTGCCCATCGTTACCGATGGCATTTGTCTCTGAAATCTCTTAGGAAGTCCAGCAGTTGCTCTTGTTTGTAATGCTCTACCAAAAAACTCACCTCTTCTAAGCATAGGATCTATACCATATGCTTTCGCCACATCCATTGCATTCTTTTTAGCATCCGATGCCATACCACGAGCATCACCAACAATACTCATCAACTGCAATGCAATTGACTGTGATAAATCTCTAGTATATGTCTTTTGAAGTGATGCCATTTAACTTGCTAAACGTGCGTATTGAATATCTTTCACACTAAACTCACTACCACCACCAGATGACATTACAATGGGAGAAGAGTTTGCTTTCATAACACTATTATTTACCATAACTATAGGACTAGAAACACCTGCCTGTCTTTTAGTAATAAGTCTTTCTGAACTACCTTTATTAACCAAATTAGTATGAGGACTTAAAGTTGCACTAATATTACTATCTATAGGAGGAAGAGGTGGTGGAAGTAAATTAGGTTTTGGTGAAAATGTAGGATCAATTCTAGGTACTAAACTTCTCCAGTGTGGGTAAGGTTGATTACTACCTGGTACAAAGAAGTCTAAACTGGTATGTGGACCAGTACCACTACCAACATGCCATCTTGTAGATGGATTAGCATAATCTGACCATGTACCCATCCTACCTAGAATATCACCATATTTTACAGTATCACCAATACTCCATCTATCAAGTTCACCTTCTGGGAAATGAGCATACACACCTTCAAATTCCTTTCCCGTTTTAGGATCTACACTAGTAATTCCAATATAATGACCATACCCTGCTCCTTGACGACCATCACCACCTGTAACATTTGGATTATATTGATGTCCTATATCACTCACATAACCAGCAAAAGCAGCTCTATTATTTGGACCTTCGGGAGTAAAATCTACTCCTGACTCTCCACTAGCATCTATCTTAACAGGGGAATGTTGAGCAGTAAGCATACCATCTAATGCTCCTACACTATTACCACCTTGTCCTTCCTTATCTTTAGAAAACTTCTGTAAGGGATCAAGTATCCTCTGCCATCTTGGTCTCCCACCATTATACTCAGATGTATCAGACTGGTTATTATTATCCTCCTCTCCTTCTCCGTTCTTCTTCTTCTTATCTTCTTCTTTCTTCAACTTACGTATTTTTGGTAATTCACGATCCTCAATCATTTTAGTTTGAGTAGCAATCGTTTTACCACCTGTAGGGTTCAAATCAAAATTATATGTTCCTTTAGGTTCAACTGATCCTAAACCAGCATCAGAAACTAAAATCTTAGTATCAATACCTGCTGCTTTACCAATTGCTAAAGTAGCACCAACTATTTCCTGTATACCACCTAATCCTATACTTGCAGGAGAAATATGTCCAGATCCCCTTTCCATTTTGGGTACAGATTCCCCACTAATATCTCTTGCTGCTAATGCAACATCAAGACCAACAGATATACCTGTTCCAACTCCAGGAAATATAGATGCAATACCAGATGCAAATTCAAGTCCTGCCCCTAGAGGATCTCCATTCATTAATCTTTGAATAGCAAATCCTGTTCCCAAAACAGCACCTAATATAGGAACCTTCTTTGCCACAGACTTTCCAACTGCCTTCCCACCTATCTTAGTAGCAGCCTTTACTCCCAGTTTAGAAGTAATTTTCTTACCTACACCACTAGTAGCAAATTTTTTAACTGCTTTTTTCATTAAATTTCTAGGACGGACAGAACTTAAACGTCTAGTTACTGGACGCATTAACCGATTCCCTTTCATTCTAAGAAGTCTTCCACCTGCTCTCAAACGTCTAGGAAGAATCCTTCTCCTAAGAAACTTTGCAGTCCTTCTAAGTATTTTTCCAGCAAATGCCTTACCCAAAAAACCAGATACTTTACCAATACCACTTCCACCAGCAGTAGACTCTAATAAACCAGAATTACCAGTAACACCTACACCTTTTTCTAATATACCTTCTATACGATCAAATTGATTAGCCTCATTTAGTTTATCAAGAGCACGATTCTTATTTTCTAAAACACTCAACATCACATCCAATTTATCTTCAAGGATCTGATTCTGATTAATAATTAAATTTTGAGTATCAGCAACACCAGCACCAATAGATGTTATCTTAGCAGACATTCCATCAACATTAGATTTTGTCTGAAGTAACTTTGATTCTAAAGGAAGAAATATTTTACTTATAGTATTTTTAAGATTCTCATCCTTTACTGGAACTGAATTAGGATCATCTTTTAATAACTTTTTTGCAGCATCTTTTACATCTTTAGATGCACCACTCTCGTCTATCTTATTCTTTTTGTCTATATCTTTTATGACATCCCAAATCTTACCAGCGATAAATCCTGCAAAATCTCCTGAATATGTCTTGGTAAGTCCTGCCACTATTTGTTCTTAGCTGCTTCTTGTTTTTGTTTGAGTTCTTCAAGGTATTGGATGAGAAATGTTGTATATACTTCTCTCTCCCAAGGCATCATAAGTTCAATTTCACTCAAACTGTATTTATGGTACTGCATCAGAGCAAAATTCATTCTATAGTACCCCTCCAGATTATTCTGGAAGAGTGCTATGCGAAAAAACTCTGTAGTCCCTCAATTGTGTACTCAGATTCCTTGCCAGTATTAGGGTTTACGACCTTAAAGGAATGACTCAATTTAGGACATGTAGTATAGAATTGCTGTATCTTCTCAAATTGCTTAGTAGTCAAACTATCAACAAATGTGCGGAATTCCTTCTTCGTAGTAGTACTTGAGTCATATACTTCTTCATCATCAAATATCTGATCTATTGAATCTGCAATAAAATCATATACCTGATCAGTCTTCATTTCCTTTTGTAAAAACTCCCTATCTATGAATTCTTTCATACTAGGATATCTCATCACAATACCAGTTTTATCATCAAACATGATTTTCTTATCATGTCCCTCTGGTTTAAATACCTCTACATCATTAATATTGATCTGTGCTTCTGCCTGAGTCTTATTATCGTCAAGACAAGTAACAGTAACATTTATCGTTTCTCCGATAGATGCTGCTCTAATCCTTAAAAAAAGATATTCTAGATCAAAGCTAGGTAGTGAATCTACCTTAATTCGTGAAATAATGCAATTTTTCAATAAATCCTTAACTGCACTAATAACCTGTTTTTCGTCTTCAGACTCAAGTGCCATTAAAAGCACCTTTTCCTCTTTTACTAAAAATGGACGAAATTTGACAGTTTTGCCTGTAGAGGGTAATTCAAGTTCATACGTAGGATACCCTAACTTTGGTAATGCCATAAAAATGATTTCAAGTCGTATATTTATATATAGCGACTTTTTCAGGCAAAAATATGCCAAGTAATTTTTTCGGGTTTTATGGAATCAAAAAACCGAATTTGCTACGGTAGTACAGGAACTCTAATTTGACCTGGTTGTGCCGCACCGTAACTAACTGTATGTCTTGAGTAATGGAAGTTTACATTAACTCTTGCTACCTGAGAACTACCATAGGAAAGAGGTACTGCATCTATTGAATATGGGTAAGCATTTTCAAGAATATAAGTAATCGGTGCTCTACCATTAGAATAGGTAGCATTAGGTTCTGTTTTTATTATTTTTATACTAGAAGTATAATCATCCATATACTTCAACCTATTAATTCTATTTCGTGGTTTAGGAGTAGCACCTCTAGCATCAAAATAATATCCACGATTATTTGTCTCAGTATCACTAAAAATATAACTATACCAATGATTGAAGAATTTTGCTGGTGTCATTTCCGCATCACAAAGAAATCCCATACTTAAATCAGTAAACATCCTTGAATGAGTATACTGCATTCCTGACTCTCCAAGATACCTTCCTGATAATTGTCCAGTTGCAGATTGTACATTAGGTAACTGTGCTTCATCACATAACATATGAACTATATCTTCATTGCCACTACTATAAAATTCACCAGCAACATTAGAATTCAAACCATCAAAATAAACATCAAATCCAGTCGTGAGAGCCATTCCTCCCTTACGACCTATCCTTGACATGAACTGATCTATTTGTGTTACTGGATAAGACACTCTAAATATAACTGTTGGATTATATATTATATATGGCTTACTCTGGACTTTATAAACCTTTAAACCCAAGGAAGTACCGTGGAAATCCTACTAACATAGTGTATAGATCACTATGGGAGAAAAAATACATGAAGTATTGTGATACCACACCCAGTATAATGGAGTGGGGAAGTGAGGAAATCGCAATACCATACAGATCTCCACTAGATAATAGATCACATAGATATTATCCTGACTTTTATATTAAAGTTCGTGAAAAAAGCGGAAAAATATCTAAGTATATCGTAGAAATTAAACCCAAGAAACAAACTAAACCCCCATATGGTAAGGATAAAAGAACCAGAGCCTATAAGAACGCTGTTCTAACTTTCGCAAAAAATCGTGCCAAATGGGACGCTGCTGAGAACTACTGTGACAATAGGCAAATGAAATTTTTAATACTCACAGAAGATCATTTAGCAGTATGAAACAATGGCACAAGGATTTAAAGACATACAAGTACCTGTTATAAAAGAAGATGCAGGT